AAATTTCATGACATCTTTTATCAAAATCTAAAATTTCTTTAATGTATTTAAATTCTTCTCTAATAATAGATTTTAATCTATCCGATGCTGGGACATTTTGCAGATCAATCTGAACAGGAGAATCGTTTTGATCCGAAACAATAGCTTCATTAATAATATCTTCAATAGCACTGTCCACTTCTGGATGAATAGCCATTTCACGATATCTTTTAATTAAATCAAATTCAGATTTGTAAACTCCTTCAATATCAACGTATTGTCCATAAAATCCACTAGACACATAAAAGTCCGAAGAATCTTCTTGATTCTCCGGAACAGGAGAAACGATGGATTTTTTTGATCCATCGTTTTCCGAATCTTGGATTTTAAAACCAAATAATTTAGGCATTATTCAAATATTTAACTTTATTTCTTACTATTTATAGAGGGTTCAATACTTCACTATCAGTGTTTAACTGAGTATTTCCTTGAGGATCAAGAGCATCCCACCATTGTACTTGGAGATCTACTGTAAATTCTTCAATTGCATCAGCAGAATCATAAGAAAGATCAATAGCACTTACTGATGTTGGAAAAACGCCATAGAATTTATATGCTTTGAGTACTGGAATAGAATCACCAGGATTTGTTACAGTTGGGTTAGTTACATCAGAGGATGCTGATCCACTTGAAGCTCTACCAAACTGTTTTACGATAGCATCTCTTTGATATTGTGCTGGATTGATTAATCCAGAAGCATCATCATGTTTATTAATGGCATTCATCCATCTTTCAAAAGCGGTTCTAAGAGAAAAATCAACATCATTGATTATAGTAATTGTCCAAACATCAAATGTTCTATCTCCAGCAATTTTAAGATTTCTGCCTCTGAAAGGAACTTCAATAACTCCAACGGTTGAGGCAGGAAGATTTGCAGCTTTGATCATAAATCTAGATAATTCAGAAACATTTGCTGTATTATTTGTTGAGAGGTTTGTGGAAGCTGATACTGCAAAAGATGGAAAAGCTAACTCACACTCAAATAGATTTGGTCTAGCCGCACCACCGATCAACTTAGATTTAAAGTCCTCTAGAGTTCTAGAGCTAAAACTTGGTGTATTCTTGAATGCCATTTTGGGTTACCTCTACAGGGTTGATGTTTTGATTAAGAATTAAACGGTTCCAACGACCTCTTCAAAGCTAACTCCAGTTCTGTTAGCTACGAAGGTGAGACCGATAAAGTTGATTGATCTTGCTGGTTTGACAAAAATATCAGCTCTAAATTGATTCGCGTCAATAACATCTGGAGTGTTATTGGATTCATCACAAACAACTAAGAAATCGGTAATTCCTCTCTTTGCTTTAACATCGCGGAGATATGGTTCAACAATGTTTACAAAGTTTGTTCTGGTGATAACATCATTAAATTCAAAGAGTTGAGCTCTTGCAGCTCTTGAGATTGTATCCTCAATAGTTAAGAATAAACGACGAACGTTAATACGATCAAACGCTGAAGCGTATGATAGTGCAGTTTTGTCACCGAACAGAACAATTCCAGCTCCTGGGGAGAAAATAACTGGGTTAATTCTCTTAGGATAGAGCAAATCTCTTTGTGCCTGACTTGGATTATATGCCAATTTAATTGCGTTGTTTATAGATCCTCTAGCAGATCCAGCAGGAGAATACCATGGATAACTATTGATTGAAGTTCTAGCCATCAATCCTGCAATATCCGCGTTTAGCGGAACATATCTGAATTCGTTGTTAAAACGATCAAATGTGTACTTATATCCACTATCAAAGACTGCATAAGAAGAGGATCCTATTGCATTAAAGTAATTGATAATGTTTTGAGTTTGAGAATCTGTATTTGTTACATTAACGACTGAAGATTTATGTGGAGATAATACTGCAATACAATCTTTTCTAGCCTCTGCAATAGAAATTAACTTATTAGCTTTTGCTTGGGATTCAAATAGTGTAGCTCCACCACTAGGTCCACTTATTAGATAGTTGATACTATACTCAGCAGGATTTGAGAGAATATCATATGAACTAATTATATTTGAAAGAGTTGCATTATACCCAGATGATGCACCGTAATTAGATCCTGCACTGAGAGGATATGTTTTAGCACCGGCTAAACCAAAAGTTACGGAAGCAGCATTTTGATTCCATTGAATTGCTCCTCCAGTTAGAGGAGTATATCCATCAATTGTGGTGAATTTTGGAGCTAACAATGAATCAGAAACTCCAGCAAAAATATATGCTGAACTATTTGCAATATATGACTTGTAGTAATTGCTTTCTGATGGAGATACTTTTCCGTCTACAGCCTTTGATAAATTAGCATTTTTTTCAAGGATATTTCCCGCAATTCCAGTTAAAGATCCAGAATCATCTACAACTACAACGTGTACTTCATCATTCTTTCCACTTCTTTCTGAAGAATATTGTGAAGTTCCTGGTCTTGGTGCAATTGACTTCCAATAAATTGTGGAGTTGGTTAATCCTAAAGTTTGTTGATCATACCAATCAACTTCAGAATTTTTTTCTGCATTTGGAACTAATCCTTCACCTCTGGCTAAAGTACCATCAGTAGCACTACGAGTATAAGTTACAACTAAAGTTGTTGAAGCTAATGATACTTGTGCTCCAGTAGCTAAAGAAATTGTGTTTGTACCAATACCTGTTACTCTAGCAGAGAAAGACTGGTTTAAACTACGAATTAAATCCCCAACTAAGATATTTGCATCAATCCCACCCGCGGCGCCGGGCGCTGGGCTGGTACTAACTTCAATGACTGTGGAACCTACACCTACTGAACATGAATTTTCAATTCTCAACTTTTCCAATGAATTTGCAGTTCCCACACTATTAAATGCTTGAAGGTAAACATTTGGTGATACTAAGAACTTGCTGATTGGATTTTCACCGTAAGTGACAGGAGAGGAAACACCATTATCATTATTTGATAAAATTTTAATGTCTACACTTCCTTCATTTACTTTGGTGATTATGCTCTTTACATATCCAAAGAAAGTTCCGATGCTTCCATCAGATTTTGCATATGAAGTTGAAAATCCACATGTCATTGCAAATCCAACTGCAAGACCAAATGTACCGATAGCGATTCTTTGATCAGCAGCAGCGTCTATTGTGCAAACCTTAATTCCATTTGCCCAAGAACCAGGCTCTCTTGCTGCATAAAGCCAATCGGTAGAATTTGAATAGTTATTAGAATAATCTTCTGCTGATTTTATTTTTAAACTGATTGCCGAGGATACTCCAGCATGTGCATTAATTAAAGAATTATCATCAGTTCTTATAACTCTTAATGTTCCACCATAAGAAAGATATGATGACGCTGACAACCAATATTCGTATTGACCGTCAAGATTAGATGGTTTTCCAAATGTATTGAGTAGATCTTGTTCGGTTTCAATCAAAACTGGAACATTAACTGGCCCCTTTGCAAATGGACCTGCGATAGATCCAACTTGGTCATTAGCAGGATCAATTCTTCCAATAGTTAGGTCAACTTCCCTAACTTTAACGCCTGGAGATACTAGATTTAGCGACATGTCTCTTTTCCTCTGAAGAAGATTCAACTTGACTACAAATATTTATTATTTGCTAATTTTATATTGGGGAAACCGCCAATGAACAACCTACCAGTCTGGATAAATCCAGTTATTACTTAAATTACTTTTAGTTCTACTTCTTTTAATTCTTTCTATAGTACATATTTTACATTCATATGAATATGCAGAAGCTATATCACCTCTACCTTTACGAGTTAAATAAAATCCATCTATAAGATCTTTAGTTTGTCCACAAATTCTACACTTTCTCTCGGTAAGAAATAAATGTTCTAATTCAAACTGATCATCAAAATCCATCACCGGTAATCCCACATAAAAGATCTATCACCATATTCATCAATATGCCAACGATCTCCATGTTCATCTACAAAACTTTCTCCTCCATCTAATCCATCGGATATAAATCCAAAAGGAGCCATATCTTGTTCAATTTGATTTTTTTGTTCTTCATATAATCTCTTACGAACATCATTATCTGACATTTCTTTGAAGTATGGTTGTGCAATTAACCATGCAAAGATTACTAGACACATTGCAAGATCATCATTGCAACCATCTTCAGCTTCAAATGAGTTTGATTTTTGGATAAATGTAGTCAGTTCACTAATAGTATCATAGTCTTTGATGTCTAATTTATCTCCCTCAATAAGTGTTTTAAGATTCATACATCCAATCTTTTTGACATTCTTAGACATCTTAACACCCATCTGAGAT